GCTGCACACCATGCCATGGGCGCCCCAGGGGAGCCCCACCATAGCGCCGATCCACGGAAGCGCGCCGGTGTATCCCTTGTAGACACAGTAAAAGGCCAGTAAAAAACCGCCGACAGTCACGACCCACAGCAGGGGACGAATGTCGGCGATCATCCATTTTGAAAACTGCGACAGGTCCGGCTTTCTTCCAGCTTTGCCTCCGGTTCGGCTTGTACGATTTCTCATCACGCAAGCCCCACCATCTTCGCAAGCCGGTAGAAGAGCTGGGCGGCCTGTTCACGGGTCAGCCCGGACGGCCACATCATGTTCGGCTTTCCGTCCACTGCGGTTCCGTTTCCGGCAAACAGCCCGACGCTTATACACCAGTCCCGCGCTTCCTGGGACCAGTCGCCGCAGTTGTTGTTCTGAAGACCTTTGAGATAATCCGTCATGGCGGCGGAGAACATCTCATTGAATTTTGTCTGGTCCATATCCTCGTCCTCCTCAGACAGTTTTGCATTTACCTCATCGGCGATCTGCCCGTGGCGGCTGTAAAGCCAGTCCCCTGGGCACGCCTTTGCCGCAAACCAGCGGTGGACGGTCATGTTCTGCTTATCCACCTGCCCGATCAGCGACTTGTCGCCCTTCCAGAGCAGCCGTTTGATCCCGTTTCTCCGGCAGATGTCCACCAGGAGGGCGATCAGGGACCGATAAGCCGCGTCAGATACCGGCCATCCCTGGTTGGCTCCCCCATTGTTCGCCACCTCGATGGTAATGGCCCGGTTGTCGTTGGAGCTGGAGGAGGTGCACCAGGAGCGATTGCATTCCTCCACATAGAGTCCGATCCGGCCGTCGCTCCCGATCCCGTAATTGCTGCTGGCCTTCCGGCTTGGGCTGGCGAACAGGTTTCCGCAGCTCTCCACCGTCAAATCACCGGCCATACAGTGGATGGAGATGGTATCGATGGCGTGCTTGCGCCTACCGGAATGGTTAGGGGACAGCTTTGTGTAGGAGACCAATGAACTGTTGCTCATGGCGGCCGCCTCCTTTCCTGCAAATTGGTCGTAATACTTCTGCCCGTAGGCAGCCCGGCGGGCTTTGGCCGTCTCACTCTGGTCGGCCGGGCGTTCAAACTGGAGCAGGACCGCGTCGGAGGCGGCCCGGACAGAACTGGCACTCAGCAGCATCTGCGCCAGGGAGGCGTAGCTTTCCGTCAGCTCCTTCCACAGGAACTCCAGCTGCGTCTCCAGATCGCCGATGCTCTTCTCCCTGCTTTTGGCAAAGGCCAGCAGGTTCTGCTTCCGGCTCCAGAAGGTCCACTGGGCAAGGCCGTAACCCGCTCCGTCATGGACAAAGTCGGCGTAAAGTCCGAAATCCACCTGCTGGGTGTATTCCTTGTCCGAGAGCCCCAGCTTCCTCTCATGGGTGTTCTGGAGATTGACGGGGTTCAGCCCGCTTTCGGCGTAGAGGTTTCCCATCAGTCCGGCGGCTCCGCAGTCGGAAAGCAGCTTCCCCTTCAGGAATCTCCAGATCCGTTCTTCATACATGGCGTCACCCCCTTGTGTTTCCTCTCTTCCTTCGCGCCGCGTTCAGGGCGCGGTTTTGTGCGAAAATATCCTTCTGGCTCATCTTCTTCTGCGGGCCAGTCTTGGCGCTGCATACGTTGATGAGCGTCATCAGCCGGTTCAAATGCCACTTCTGGCACTCGAAGGGGATTTGGTGGGAGATCATCCAGTAGTAGATGATCTCCGCCGTCACGATTTCCCTCCCCCGGCGGCCTCTCTGTTCCTTCGAGAAGGTGGTGGCCGTCATGGAGTCCTCGATGTAGTCCTTGACCACCGCCAGCAGCTGGGGTGTAATGGCGGTATAGACATTGGGATCAACATTCTGGGTCAGGGTCATGCAGCGGACGTAGTCGATCTGCTCCTCCACCGTCTTCGACTTGGTGGACAGGTATGGCTTTTGCCCCTTTGCCTCCCATTTTGAAAGGGAGACCAGAGAGTGCTCCAGACGAAGGGTCTGTTCCTTGGTCGTAATAAAGCAGCCGCTGTCGTCGTCATACTGCTCTGATTTAGGCACCACAAGTTCCAGCATCTCCGGCCCCCCCTGTTCAAACTCAGTTCTGCGGGGCGGGCGCGGGGGCCTTCTTCGGCTGCTGGATGACGCCGTTGACGAATGCGGCCGCGGCTTTGGCGTCGGTGGCCAGCTCCATGAACAGGTCGCTGTACGCGTTGGTCTGGGCGAAGGCGTCCCGGATCTCCTGATTCTTGACGAAACGCTTGCCGTCGGGGGACTTTTCGCCATAGGCCCGCAGGATGATGTCCTTGAACACGTTGATGATCTGCTTTCCGTCCTGGGCCGCGACCACGCGGTTGATCATCTCCACCAGACCGCCATCCACGGAAAGCTCCATCTCCGTCACCTCAGCGGGGGTCAGATTGAAGTAAAAGTCCTCGGTGCGGGGAACACCGTTGTAGTCCTCGTAAGTCATGGTTTTCTTCAGCATTGCAGTTTTCTCCTTTCAAAAATAAAAAGAAAGCGGAGCCCTCGGTGAATGATATGTACCCAGAATTCTGGACACATAAAAAATTGAATTAGGTGCACATGGATGCCTCTCTGAATTTTGTAGGAGGCATCCATTTTGTTTTCTCTTGGATTCTTTCGTTGTTGTAGTAATTTATGTAGCCGTCAACAGCCTTGGCAAATGTTTCAAAAGAGGAATACTCTTTTTCATGCCCGTAGAACATCTCGTTTTTCATCCGTCCAAAGAAGGTCTCCATGATGCAATTGTCGTAACAGTTGCCCTTCCTTGACATGGATTGAATGATTTTGTGATCTTTAAGTGCCTGCCTGAAGTACACGTGCTGGTACTGCCACCCTTGATCAGAGTGAAAGATCAGGCCATCTACAGAGGGAAACTTCGTAAAGGCGCCGGCCAACATTCTCTGGATCTGTTCCATATTGGCACTTTGAGATAAATCATAAGAAATGATTTCGTTTGTGTTCATGTCGAGTATAGGAGAGAGATAACACTTCCCCCACGAAAAACCGAACTGAGATACATCGGTAGTCCATTTTTGCATAGGAGCTGTCGTGCTGAAATCCCGGTCAAGGATATTCTCAGCAACCTTGCCGACCTCGCCCTTGTAGGAATGATACTTTTCCTTTGGGCGCTTTCCTGCCAACCCCATAGTGTGCATAAGCCGTTGTACCCGCTTATGATTGACCTTGTGGCCGCGCTTTATCAGTTCCTGATATACTCTTCGCACACCGTAGCGGCCTTTATGCTGTGAGAAAATGTCTTTGATTTCATCTGCCAAGCAATGGTTTCGAACAGCAACTTGATCGGCCTTGCTCAACTCAAAATAATAGGTAGACCGTGCCATCTGCATAGATTTCAACAGATATTTCAATTGGTATCCTTTTTCACGCAGCTCTTTGATGATCGCTGCTTTCTCGCCTTGAGTTGCGCTGCGTGCCTCTCTTCTCTCAAGGCGATCTCTTTTTTTATAACTTCATTCTCCGCCTTTATATACTCGTTTTCTGCCCGAAGCCGGATCAATTCTTCTCGTTCGGATTCATTCAGTGGCCTTGCTTCTTCCTTTTTCATTTGGGGTACCCCTTTACTTGGACGACCTTTTTTCATTTCTACCAGGCCATTATACCCCTTTGTTTTATAGTTTTGAACCCATTGATACAATAGTCTATCTTGAATACCGGCCTCGATTGCCACTGACACACAGGATTTTCCGGACATTACTTGGGATACTAGTTCCAGCCGTTCTTCTGGTGTCCAGTTCCTGTTGAAATTTTTGTGTTTCAGTGCTTCTGGACCGCGGCTATCCTCTGCTCTTACCCATAGTCTCACTTTATCCCGAAAGGATTTATCGCTAACACCTTCCGGCGTTTCTGGCCATTTTCCTTCTCGATACAGTTCTACACATTTCCTTTTGTACTCATATGTGTACCGCATAATAATACCCCCTCTACTGGGTGTCCAGTAAAGGGGGTACATATCAGAAGAGAGCCCCGCTTTTGGGTTGGGGTGGTTAGGATTCCAGGGTCAGGTTGGTCAGCGCGTAGGTCTTGGTGACGGAGGAACCGTCCTTGGTGGAGGTCACCTTGACGCTCTGGGTGTTGTTCTTGATCAGCAGGACGATATTCTTGTCGGCGTCCAGGGTCACGGGGCCCTTGGTGCCGCCCACCAGCTCCACGGTGGTGACGGCGTCAGTCGGAGTCACGTCGAACTTCAGGGCCAGGTAATGGCCGGACTGCTCGGCGGGCTTGCTGCTGAACTCGGTGTAGCCGGTCACGTTCTTCAGCGTACCGGCGATGCTGTCCGCGCCCACCGCGACATTGGTCTGAAGGTCGGACACCTTCTTGCCGAACAGGGTGGCGTCGGCACTCTCAGGAGAGGCGGTCACAGCCACGGAAGGCTTGAGCAGCTGAATGACCTCCTCAGGCAGAGGCAGGCGGGCGTCCTGATCCTCGGTGCCGTACAGGATGTCCTCCAGGGCCTTCAGCTTGGCGGGATCGACCTTGGTGGAGGTGATGATCAGGCGGGCAGTGGGCTTGTAGCCGGGAACGTCCACGGGAGTGGTGGTGATCTCCCAGCTGGGGTTGATGGGCTCGGGGGAGTCGTTGACGGTCTGATAGCCCCGCTCAGAGGGAGAGGCCAGGCCGCCGTAGACCAGGTGCAGCTTGTAGCCGTGGTCCTGACCGTCCACATCGTTGCCCAGCTTGGTGCGGTAGCTCAGGCCGAAGACCTTGCGGTTCTGCTGGCCGGCGACCACACCGGGGGCGATCTCGGCGGAGCCGTCGCACTCCTCCCACTCGTCGGGGTAGGTGTAGCACTCGACGGTCAGGCCGAAGTCCTCAGCGCCCACCAGCACCAGGTACTTGATGTTGTCGGCATAGAGGTTGTTGGGCTCCGCGCCGGAAGGGCTCTCGGTGATGCCGGTGATGCCGTTCCAGGGCACGCCCTTGTTGTAAAGGCCGGCGGAGCTGATGGGGTAAAGGACAGCGCGATCAACACCGGTTTCGTAAAAACGCTCACCGGTCTTGTCCCATACGATTCTACTCATTTCGGATTTCCTCCTTTAATAGTACAGGTTGAAAATATCGTGGTTCAGGTTGTCCGCTGTAAAATGGCGGTCATGGGTGCACATGGGCAGCATGGCGAGGCGGTGAGGGAGGTCGCTGTCCGGGTTCTTGTAGATGACTGTCACCTGGTAGCGGTCCAGCAGGCGATAAGGGGCGTTGTCCGCGTGGACAGTTTCGATTTCGCTCCGCTCATAGACGATGCAGTCATACCGCACCTTCAGGTTCTCCGGCGGCTGGAAATACACATTCCCGGAGCCGAGAATGCCCTCCAGAACCGCCTGGAGCTCATAACGCCTATTCATGGTACAGCCCTCCGATGGTCAGGATCAGCCGCGGATAGCCCACCTCGACCCTTGAAATTTTCCACTTCGCCCCCATGAACGTCACATACCGCATTTTGTGGAAATTCTCCCTGGCGAACGGATCGGCGACTATGCTGATCTCGTTCGCGACATTGATGTCATCGTTGAACGACTCCCCAGACTGAAGCTGGCGTGCATTCCGGGTCAAATCGCCGTAGTACGGATACTCAACGATCTGCTCCTCATGCACGCCAGGCGCGGTCTGAATGGTCTCAGCATAGCCTACCGATCCATAAAATTTCGCCATTTTGAATCTTCTCCTCAGGGAGTGCCGGCCCCGCCGCCATCGCCGCCAGTACCGCCGGAGGCGAAGGCAGCCACGGGCTCCTCCAGAGCGATGGCGGAGTAGACGCGGGTCAGAGCACCGGACAGCCGAGTCTCAATCAGGTACTTCTGCTGGTTGAAGTCGATGTCGAACTGGTCGAACCGGGTGATCTCGCCGCCCTTGGTGGAGCCCACGGTGTAGTCGGTCAGGTTGACGAAGATGCCCAGCAGCTTGTGCTTGTGGCCCTCGTCATCCATGCGCACCAGACCCTCAAACTGCTCGGCAGTGTAGAGCTCGCCCACATTCAGGGCGGCGGCCAGGTCGGCCTTGGAGGTGTAAATGCGGCGGCCGTTCATGTCCCGGGCCAGCAGCATCACGTTGACCATATGGGGCGTGCAGAAGAAATCGGGGGTGCCG